AAAATACAGCAGAAGAAATGCGTAGACTACAGGAGGAAATTATGGTAAACTCAATGTCACTCGTAGTACCTGATGTTAAAATCAGTGTAGAGTCAACTATCTCACCAAGGTATTGTAAGTAATGTTTGAGAATGGAGATTGGGTACGAATTACGAGGGAGGGTATAAGCCATGATAGCTTAGGAGCCGTTGTAGGTAAAGAGCTATACAAAGGCAAAGCTATATACAGAGTAATTCTACTCGAAATGCCAGACATAGAAATTACATGCCAGGAAGAAGATTTAGAACGATGGACTGATCATATCAGAAAGAAAAATTTGCCATCTATTTGCGAGTGTGGAGGCGATCAACTGGAAATACCACATCATTACGAGTGGTGTCCTAAGGGCTAGTCATGAGCAAGATAATGAAAATGAGAGACAGTAGAGACAAGATTATTGATCAACTCATTGATGACAAGAACAGGATTTATACTAGATTAAAAAGAGAAGAGAGGGAGAACGCAGTTCTTAGATCTCAGTTAAAATATTTGAAGCAGAGACTTCAATACTCAGAGAAAAAGATAAAGGAATTATCTAATGAAATCATTGACAGTAGAACTAAAGAAGAAGGATCTGGAGATAGCGAAGCAATTCGCCAATGATAGAGTTCATCTTTCTATAGATCATTATAAAAAAAGAGGGCAGGGTAGCTTAGATAAGATTACCCACGATATAACTACCGGAGCCTTAGGAGAGATAGGAATCTACAGGGCTCTTAAACGACTAGGCATAAAAGCCAGTAAACCGGATTTTAACGTATATGAAACTAAGAAAAAGAGTTATGATGCTGACATTACAGACAATACTGGTAACAGATTTCATTGTAAATCACAATGCGTTGAGTCGGCTAATAAATATGGTAAGTCCTATATATTACAGTATGGTGGTAACGGTATGGGACATGTTGATAAACTATTCAGAAATGTTACTAATCGTGATTTTCTTGTGCCTTGTCTTGTCGATGTGGAGAACATGGAGGTCATAATATACGGTTGTATTAAGATTGAGACAATAATGAAGAAAGAACTTATTAAGATGCCTCGTGTCAAATGGCTAGAATATAGTAAAAGAGCTATATATTTAGAAGATATATTTACCTTATCTTGGTATGAAAGATGGGGTAGACTTAAGAAACAAAGTGTGTTAGAATAACAGTATGGGTCTTAGTGGGGGTCGGTGCTTATAGCTTAATATCCGTCCCGATCCATTAAAGGGGAGTATATGTATAAAGAATATTTAAAAGAAGCGGAAGGTAAAGAACTTTATGAATTTAAAGAAGGTTTAATTATATATCACTTAATGGAAGAAGGTCAAGGCACTTACATTGATTCAATATACATAAAACCTGAATATAGGACAAGTAAATCGGCTGTTAAGTATGCAGCTAGTTTTTTAACCGATATAAAAAAATACGAAGAAGATGTATATGGAGAAGTAGATGAAGTACATCCTGAGGCAGGTAAAATGTTATCCTTGTATCTAAATATGGGATTTGATATACATAAAATAGAAGATAAAAAAATAGTTCTTAAAATGCCTTATACTACAGTAAAGAAACTATGGGATACTGTTAATGGAAGGTAAAAAATTTGATACAGATAAACCACAATACGACCTTATAGATGCGCATGCTTTAGAAGACCTAGCTAAGGTTCTAACTATAGGCGCACAAAAATACGATAGATATAATTGGAAGAATGTAGAAACTCACAGATATGAAGCAGCCTTACTTAGGCATATACAAGCCTGGCGTATGGGAGAAAAGACTGATCCAGAAACAGGCTTACATCACATGGCTCATGCCTTAGCAAATGCAATGTTTTTATATTGTCATGATCATTTAGAACCTGTGGAAATATCAGATATTGAAGATGTATGACCTTTCTTACTTTCCTAGCTTACTTGCACTTACAATCTTTTCTATGGTTCGTCCTCCAACATAGGCACCTAAGAATATCTCAGCAAGTTTGTACAGCTCAGGACCTGGGTTACAAAGACCAAAAGAAGCCAACACAATAATAGTGACCAGAGCGGTCGAACAGATGGGTCGCCACATGGCAACAAAGGGATGAGGCGAATTTGCCTCTGCAATTAGAAGTTTGTGTCGATATTCTGCCAGCTTACTTTCGTAGTCTAGAATTCTATCCTGTGCTTTACCTTGTATTTTAGCCAACTCATTTTTTAGTTTAAGTTTCTCTTCCTCAGAAGTATGAAGCTCATCAACTATTTTAGATGCTGGACTAAATATATTACTTATAAAATCAAATAATCCCATTACTTAGACCATGGAAAAGCTTTACCTGATTTCTTTTTACTAAACTTTTTAACATTTTCAGATTTATTTCCTCCAACACCACCTTTTTGTTTAGTTTCTTTGGTAGCTTGTTTTCTTCTAAACATTTTCTTTGCGTATTCTTTAACTGATTTCACCTTTTTCTCCTTCCTGTATTTAGTTTTAAATAATGCAGATGCATTTTTCATGTTAAATGTTCTCATTACTTATGGTAACCTTTTCCTTTACAATGAGAGCATCCTTTACCTCCACATTTAGGACATTTAGTTTTTTGCATGCGTTTCTTAGCAGCTTTCTTAGCTATTTCTTTGTCTTTTTTACCTTGTTTAGTTTTGTTGTAATAAGACTGAGCTGCCATACCCATTACCATTAGTGGTGCTATTTTACTAATCATTTTTGCCTCGCAATTCTTTTAGCAGCTTCTCTTATACCAGATGTTTTCTTTCCACTATAAGTTCCACCACGTTTCTTATAAGTTCTAGATATCCATGCCGATGCGTATGCACTTGGATATACTGAAAATTTACTCTTTGCCTGAGCTTTTACACTGTTGTAAAGCTTTGTGTTTGTTGGTTTAGCCATTCTTTATTCCCCATGTTACAATTGCTGCAATGCATCCTAGTATAACCAAAATGAAACGTAAATTATCACGCATCCATTTCCACACTACTAAAGGCTGTAATAATTCAGTGTTCTTATTTACTTTTTCTTCAAGCAAGTCTGTTCTCTTGATATGATATTTTATATCTTGCTCCATCCTAATCTGTGATTCTCTTATTACTTTTATATCTTGCTCTATCTCTTTCATTTTAACAGTTCCATTTACGCAAAGCTTTATTTATTCTACTATTAGGATCTCTTGCTGTCTTTGCTGAGGTTAATCTCTTTTTCATTCCGCCCATACGAGCACAAAATGATTTACGTCTATTAGCAGCTTTACTTCCCTTCTTTAATTTACTAGGCTTAGTAGTTACTGCCATCTTTAATTTACTACCTGGATTAGCTCTACGATATGAGGCAACACCTTTAGCATTAAGACCTCCACTAGGATTCTTACCTTCCTTACGTTGCCAAGCTGCTGACAATTTTTTCTTTGCTGCTTTTTTTGCCATGTCTTTCATTAGTAATCCTTAATAAATTTGTTTTGCTTCTTTCTAAATTGAAAAAAGTTAGCTGGGTCACTCTGTTTCTCTTCATACAACTCACTAGGTATCATTCTAAATTGATCAGAAGATTGATTGTTAAAAGCATTATGTAATTGTTTTCTTCTTCTAGTGTTTCTAACATTTTGTATATCAGAATTTACTTTAGCAATATCTTCTTCACTGAAGGCTCTACCTCCAAAACCTATACCAGGTTGTACATATTGAGCTGGTACTGCCTTTACTAGTTTATCCATCAAAGCATTTATAGATCCTAGATCTCTGTTATCTATAGCTGTACTCAAGTTCTTTGCCATCTCAGGATCAATATCTTCTACTAAATGTAATAATTTATCACTTCTACGTATAACTTCATTAGGATCTCTAGCTAGTGGTTGATCAATAAATGTTAGTTCTGCAAGACTTCTTGTCATGTTATCAAAGAAATCATCAGCAGATAAAGCAGTAGAAGTTACTAACCTATTAGCTATAGTAGCTGCTGCTTCTGGATTTTTTTGTAGTATTTTTATTGCTGACTCAGCAGACTTAGCTGCTACTCCATTTATTCTTTTACTTTCAGACAACGCTTTAAATCCTGCTACAGCCATACCTACTTTAGAGTAAGGAAGTCCTACCATTGTACCTGCTATAGATGCCATAGAAGTATATCTAACTACTGAATCATTAAATATTCTTTGGAAGATATCTTTACCAGCATCTCTTTCTATCTGTTGCTTAACTATGTAAGATGCTTCTGCCATATCTCCATACGCTTGTTTAAATGCGTTGTATTGATTAGATATTTCAGGAGATATATTTTTACCTTTTAGTTCTTTATCTATAAAATCTCCCATAACATTTGCTATTCTATCTTTACCTTGAGCTATTCCTACAGTAATATTGTCAGCATCTTTAAGTCTAGTTTTTCTGTACATGCTTTGTAGTTTACTCTTTTGTTTAGCTAAGTCAGATAAAGCCCATGTCTGAGGTTCAAATACTTCTTTTAGTACATTAGCACCTGTCTTAGGATCTACCGATTGTTCAACTGATTTTAAACTTTGAGTTAATTTAATAATGTAATCTTCTAGAGCTGCTCCAACAGCCTTGTCTTCAGGTAGAGATTTAGGTGTCATCAAAGGTTTAATAACTTGTTCTCTTACTTCATTTCTTAGATGATACCCATTTATTACAGGCTTACCTATAGCCTCATCCATGTCAGACAGTATATCAGCCATCTTATCACCTATACGATCAGCATTTGTACCTAAAGTATCACTTAGTTTTTGCCTATTCATGAAAGGTTTTATAAGAGGTGTTCCATCTGATACAGCTTGCATACCACTTTTAAATGCTGGAAAAGCTGCTTCACCTGCTCCTCCAATTAGTCCT